CATATAATCTTCTGGTATTCCACCAAATTTTCTAGCACTATTTTTAGCGTGTATCCAAGGTTTAGACATTATACTGTCCTAGCAACTCCATGAAGAATTTTAAATGTTGGAAAGCGAAGGCTAAGACCCCCATCTTGATTCTTACTCTCTGAGAAATATTGAACAGTAATCACCTTGCCAAGAATCTTCTTGGGATGCTTGTAAAAGTCCTGACGCTGTTCGATACTAAAGCCAGAACCAACCCTAACATTATATCCCTTATGCTGAATAGTGACACAGGAAAGCATAGTCTCCTCATGTTCTGCACCATCCTTAACATATCGAAATGGACCCATCTCTACATCGACTACTTCATATTCGTCATCGCTAAAACTTTTATACTTGAGCAAATCTTTGCTTCTCTTTCCCTTGTATGGTTCGTCTGCACGAAGCATACATCCTTCCCAAGAATTTTCATTGGCTTTTGCCACCCATTCTGCAAAATGCTCATCATTCTTAACCCTGTCCTGTTCAAGCACAGATAAACAAGGACAAGAGTTATTCTTCATAACTTCTTTGAGATTATTTAGTCTATGAGAATAGGTCTTGTTAGACTCGCCCTTCTTACTATAAAATTCATCATGACTAATCATATCAAAAATCTTATAGGATGGATTAGGGATGGTATGATCCTTCTTTTTAAGCTGTTTCATAATTCCTTGAAAATCTTCATTACCATCATCGTCCACAAGGCACAACTCTCCATCCAATACTACATTAGTGATACCCAGAGCTTTAATGCCGCCACGCACAACATCAAGAGTATCAAATTCTTTTCCTGTGCGGGAATAGAAGGTAGTGTCACCGTTATTATCAACAATACCAATACATCTAGCACCGTCAATTTTGCGACTAACATACCAACCATCCTTCCAGTCTACAATATTAGGATCATATTTATCTGCAAGAGCAACACTAAACTCTGGAATATGATCTGGAATAGCTTTGTTGATAATCTTATCACCAGCACGGGTTTTCAAATCTTTGTCAATGATACAGCAAATAAGCTCCTCATAATCTGGATACTTATCAATAAATGTATTTACAGCACCAATAGCATCATGCCCAGTAATAGCACGACCTTTAAGATCATCCAAAAGATCAAAAAAGTTCTTGTAACAATTCTTTGCTTTCAAATGATTCTTCTTCTTGAGATTATCACTTGTGACATTATACTGCCACAAAGGATGATAAGTATAAAGGAGAATCTTTTTGGTAAAAGAAGCTCCAATATTATTTGTCTTGCAATAATCTTCAATAATACCTTGCTTATCAATAGTGCTGCTAGTAGCTCTCAAATCACGAACCATTCCCCAAACATAATCAAAATGGTGTTCCATCTTTAAAATCTCCTGTGTCCAACAAGTATACCATGCTCAGTGCCTAGTGTCAAGTATCGTCCATTCGCTTTCGTTTCTTGAACACAATTGACAAAGACTGAACTAAATCGCTTCCTGTTGTTTGAAATAAACAAGGAAGTAAAGAATGAATCATTAAACACAGTCCAGCTAAAATACAAACGCACCCATGGAAAAAAGCAAACTTTAAATGAGTATAATATGTCATATTGTTTTCTTCTAGGTGTTGTTTTATACTATTCATATCTATCTTTCCTAGATAAAAAATAATTCATTGCATTGGTAATACCTTGTAGATTATCTCCTAGTTTACCTATTCCGGTATTGCATTTATCGCACAACCAACCTCTAAAACTATCATCATCATGATTATGGTCTAAGCACCATTTAATAGGATTTTTCCCACAACATTCACAAACTTCTGGTTTTGGTGGAGCCTTTTTATGTAGTTTACCTCTTACTTTGGAATGTTTTTTAACACATTTTTTGCATCGTGTATCCAACTTGTCTTTGTATAAACTATGTTTAGGAAAAGATTGTCTATTTTTTCTTTTTCCACAGTATATGCAAATTTTTCTTGACATAATATTAATTGGACCGGATGGGAGTCGAACCCATGTCTTGCGATATTTCTAATTATATTATCTACAAGTTTAGATTGTTCATAAATGTTGAGAAAGATTAAAGAACAAACAACATTTATCTTTCCGTACCAACTAATCTCAGGCTAGAACCCGTTGGCAATCCTAGCAGCCGAAGGATTTTACGACAATCTTTTGGACGCTACCTTCATCGCTTCCTAAGATTGTTGCTACTTAATTAAGCAGCAAGGGCAAACTGATTTACGCCAGTTAAGCGTTTGATCGACTTTTAAAGTGGCCTATCGACCAACCACTACTTGCAAATATAATTTTCCATATCCAATCGATACCGTTACCGGCCCTAAATTAGTTACACTATTCTATCTCTAGCCATTTCTTTTAGCATCTCCTCAATGAGTCTATTAAGTTGTTCATCATTTAATTGACTTTTATCGTTATTGTTTTGGTCGTTTTTGAATAAGCCTTTTGCTGGCCCGGTTTCTAGTTTTTGTATTCTGTATACTAGTTTTTTATTGCTTTCCCATAAACATATATTAAAGCCAATTGAACATAAAAAAAGGCCGAAGAATATAACAAATATGGGATGTATTTTCATGTATAATGTCTTTGATTATGAATATTTCTATACCATGCCATAACTATACCACTAGTTGTTCCAACATTAAGAGAGCGAACGCTACCGTAATTAGGAATAGTAAGGATAATATCACACCTATCCAAAATGGTATTTGATAATCCTCTATTTTCTTCTCCAAATAAAAATATAGGTTCAATAGTATTGTCAAATCTGTAATCAAATAAATTAGATGTTTTGTAATTATATTCGGGAATATTATTCTCAATACCAATAATAGTTCTATCAGAACACTGTGCAATAAAAGATGATTCATCATCATAGTGGACTATTGGAGTATAATGATAGGTTCCAACACTTCCTCTTTTATCCCATTTCTTTCTTGGAGCAATATGGTAAACACTTTTAAAGCCAAAAAAATTAGCGTTCCTAACCATTGTGCTAAAATTAAAATCGCCACCAATATTGATCATACCAACACTAGCATCAATAGTATGATCGTAACAATAGTTTCTGATATCTTCCACAGAAGAATTTTTCAATTGGTCAATAACATTCATAATGGTATATCATTATACTTTTTTTAAGAATTCTTCCAAATCAAGTAAATATTCTTCCAGTTTTATCGCCGCATCACCGCACTGTCTACAAATATCAGAATGTAAATATTCTCGTAAGTTATAAATTTTTTCCTTTAATGATTGTATTTGAGAATTAATATCAGTCATATTATGAATCAGATGGTTTTGATGAAATATGTGTTTTATCTTTATTGGGAAGCCAAAATGTCATTGAATTTGATTCATTGTCCCAAGCGCACTCAACATAACCTTTTGCTGCAAGTTTAGCCAATCCAACTTCATAGAGCCAATTTCTGATCTCATTAAAAATATCATCAAAAATCAGCTCATTAATCACATAATACTCTTCATCATCTTGACCTAGACTATTCTGTTTAATTACATTGATTACCTGATTAATACTGATAAATTCATCCAAATTTTCTGAATAATCTTCCGAAAAAGATTTGGCAGCACCGCTTCTGATACTAACAGCAAAACCTTTGAGATCAACTATGCTATAATTATCCATATTTTTTCCAATTTAAAAATACTTGGTTGTGCCCTTGTCTTTATCAGTAATTTTACACCTTTCCATCAGATTGTCAATAGTGTTTTGCAAACTGTACTCGCCTCTACTTAGCCATTTTTCATGCTGATATAGTGCAGTAGTAATCTGTGGAATATAGAATTGAATACCTTTATTAAATTCTTCAGGAAAATAAGCTTTCAGAATACGTTCTATATGAAATAGACTACTAGATATTTCGTCTCTATAGTCGATAAGTCTATTTAGTTGATGTTTTTGTTCATCAGTTAAACTCACGACGCTTCCTCCAATTTTGGTTTAAGCTTCATAAGCTTGTGCTTGGTTTTCCAAACTCCAGTTTCCTTATTCTGAAAATCTCCACCCATATAGATATGTGCTATTCCACTGTGCTTGTCCAAACCCCAGGCAATAATACCCTGTGCGTCAACACTCTCAACCACAAATCGTCCCCTATATCCCATAGGTATGAATTCAGCACCCTTAACAAAGTACGGTCCTCCAGCAACCCTAATTCGATCACCCCTAATCAATTCTCTCCAGTTAACATCACGAATAACTTTTGTATTTTTTGCCTCTTTGCTCTTTGGCTTGAAGCAAAACATATGGTTACATTTCTTGCAAACATATGCACGGGGACCAGTTGGTGTTGAGCAAGACGGGCAAGTTTTCTGACCTTTAGCCATTGGATGTCTCCTGTAATTGGTAGTCGTTATGCTCTAAGCATACCATGCTAATCGGCATTGTCAAGTAGCTCTCTTTAAGAATTCCACTTGTGATCCTAAAATATCTTTTTAGGTTCATCTGTTATTTTATTGCTATCCAATATGATTTCAAGATGACCAGAATTATAATGACAAAAATAACTAGCAGCAATACGCTTCTTAATCAAGTTATCTTCTTCTATTTCAGTATAAATATTAATACGATATCTATTATCAAATACATTAATAATCCTTGTCATTAGATAATGCTTAGGCTTTTCTACTTGCTTAAATAAAAGATTTTCTATTTCAATTTCGTGCATCAAGAGTTTCCTTTTTCATGAAAAACAGATTCCATATTGATAGCAAGAGTAAGCTTCTTACCAAATGTATATGTATCACAATCATATTCCTCACCAGTTTCAGCATCATGTACAACTACTGGTGCGCTCCAATTAAATTGTCCAAGATTCTTAAAATCATGGGCCTGAGAATGTAGAAAGTTGTACAAATCTAGCCAAGTCATTTTATTCATCGGGCTCTCCTGTTGGCTCTATCAAGTTTACGAATAGTTTCAGTAGCATTAGCGGGGACCATAACCAAACTAGGTGCAGTTTTATGTCCCCAATCCATAAACCCCACAGCACGTTGTTCAACGGAACAATCTTTGCAAACTGTGGGACGATTATATTGTATCAAAAATTCAAGTCGATCTTCATCAATATCATTTTTGCAGTAATTACAGAGCATATATCCTCCGAAGTGAACGGGTGCCACAGCCACCATTATATCATGTATCGGCGCTCTGTCAACAGGACTTTAAAGTTTTAGTGGTGACACAGGAGTGTTTTTATTCATCAGAGTCCGCTGTGTTAGATGTATATGTTCCATCATCAAAACTAACAATATTATCTTCTACTAACATTTCATATAAGCATTTACGCAATTCTATTTGATCAACTAATTTTGTTGGAGTGGCAGCATTAAATCTTGATACAATCTCGTCAAAAGATAGAATATCATCTATTAGAATTTCATAGATGCGTAATTTGTATTCAATTCTTTTCTCTATAGCTTCTTGTAGATTATTATGTTTTTTTTGTTCGTTCTTCATAGCGATAAAAGAACCAATAACTCCGCCTATACTTAGAAATATTCCTATAGTTGTTGATATATCATCTAATGACATAATTTATACTTCCTGTAGTAAAGGCAGATCAATCTTTATAGTTTTAGTAGAACAATCAAAGGTTCCATCATCATTACTATAAATAATATTCTTCAAATCCAAAGCATCAAGAATTTTTTGACAATTATCGCAAGGCTTACTTCCCAATATTAGTCCCTTTCGGTTAATTCGTAAGACACATATGCTCCAATTAGGATCAATGGAATTATACATATCAAGTAGTTTAGAAACAAGATGAGATTCAGCATGAGGATACGAATACTCTACATATGTTGGGATATTAAATTGTTGTCCAATACGATGAGCTTTACGACTCATTTTAATGGGATTATTTTGAGCAAAAGCTATCATCTTATTACCATCAAACGCAGCAGCATAATGATAACATCTAATAAGAGGATTAGGACTCCAATGATTATATGCTTTACGAATTGTTTTCGCTATTATTTTCATCAGAAACTTTATCCAATATTTTGTTTATTTCATCCAAGTTTAAATCTTTAAAACTAAATAGCCCATCATCTTTTGCTACAATATCCCATTCTGGTTTATTAACTGGTGGCATCCTGATCCTGCTAACATTTTTAGGTTGTGGAGTTTCAGGATTTAATCTTCGTCTAGTTGGTTCTGGAGTATCCATATTTT